TATCCTGGTCTTCGCTGGAACCAACTCGCTGGTCGCCCTGGCACCTCCCTTTATGTTGGAGATCGCGGTGGCGCTTTCGATGAAATCCACGCTGTAGTCTATGACGTTGACGGTGGTGTAACTGGCACTCCTCTGACTGTCCTTGAGAAGTTCCTCTATGGCTCCAAGGCATCTGATGCTAAGACCACTGAAGGATCTTCTAACTACTATCCTGGTAACATCAAGAACGGTTCTGCCTACGTTTACTGGGGCAAGCACGAAGATGATGTCTGGGATATTTCCGCCAACGCTTTTGCGACTGGTGGTGGTAACCTCGGCGCTACTTCTGGCACAACCTTCGATGTTATCGGTAGAGTAAACTACGTCCTCTCTGCTGGTGCCGACGCCTACAACCTGAGCGATTCTGAGGTTCTGGCTGGTTACGATCTGCTCTCCGACGCTGAGACTGTCGCCGTTGATTACCTGCTGATGGGTGATTCTGGTTCGAGCAGAACTGCTTCCCTGGCTAAGGCAGCACGAGTTCTTCAGATTGCTTCTGCTAGAAAAGATTGTATCGGTTTTGTTTCCGCTCACCGCACTGACGTTGTTGGTGTTTCGGATAGCATGACCGCTACCAACAACATGATCAACTACTTCGATCAACTCCAATCCACCTCTTATGGTGTATTCGATGCTGGTTGGAAGTATGTTTATGATCGCTTCAATGATAAGTATCGCTGGGTCCCATGTAACGGTGACGTTGCTGGTCTCTGCGCTGCTACTACAGCCAATGGTGATCCTTGGTTCTCTCCTGCTGGTTTGAACCGTGGTGCCATTCGCAATGCTATCAAGCTTGCTTATTCGCCTAAGAGATCTGAGCGCGATGCCCTTTATCAGGCACGCATCAACCCTGTTACCAGCCTGCCTGGTCAGGGCATCATCCTCTTCGGTGACAAGACCGCTCTCGCTTCACCATCTGCTTTTGATCGCATCAATGTTCGTCGCCTCTTCCTCGTCGTTGAGAAGACTATTAGCAATGCTGCGAAGGGAGTCCTGTTTGAACTGAACGACGAGTTCACCAGAAACAACTTCAACAATGTTGTTGAACCATTCCTGCGCGAGATTCAAGCTCGTCGCGGTGTAACTGATTTCCTGGTGGTTTGTGATGCATCAAACAACACTACAGCAGTGATTGATGCTAACGAGTTTGTGGCTGAGATCTACATCAAGCCAGCACGCTCGATCAACTTCATCACCCTTACATTCGTTGCTACCCGTAGTGGTGTTAGCTTCGATGAAGTAGTCCCCCGCAGAGTTTAATTAAAGGAGAGTAACTAACAATGGCTGAAGTATCCGCACTAGGCGTACTTAATTTCCAATCTAAGATTAGGGGCGGCGTACGCCCTAATCTGTTCTCGGTTGATCACGACTGGCCAACTGGGGAAGGTTTCAGCGCCCCCGACACAGACATGGTATCTCTCTTTTGTAAGAGTGCTGCCCTGCCTGCTACCTCGGTAGGTACTGTTGAACTTCCTTTCCGTGGTCGTGTGATCAAAGTTCCTGGCGACAGAACTTATGAATCCTGGACCGCAACCTTCTACATGGACGACGCATTCAAACTGCGCGGCGCCTATGAGAAGTGGATCGAACTGACCAACGCTGTAGATGCTAACGTTTCCTCATCGTCGATTGACAATGTTCTGAGAAATGTAACCATCACTCAACTGGATAAGTTCAACAATCCTTCGGACAAAGGTTTCACTTCGATTCGTTCTTACAAGCTGGTCAAGGCATTCCCTGTCAGCGTAAGCCAAGTTTCGGTTGCCTACGACAACAACGATTCCTACGAGGAATTTGATGTTGAGTTTGCTTACCAGTTCTTTGAGACTAACGAAGAGCAAGGCGGTGGCGGTAATACGCAGACTGCTAAAATCTCCGTTATCTGAAGCAACTAAATAGTCGAGTAGGAACGTCCCACATTATACGATGGCAGAACTTTTTGGTTTTTCATTCAAGAAGAGGGAGGAGGCAAAGCGTAGCGCACCTTCTCCCGTTGCCCCTTCTGCCGAAGACGGAGCCACGAGCTTTATCGCAGGTGGTTACTATGGTCAGTACGTAGATCTTGATGGAAACTTCAAGACCGAGTATGACATGGTTACCAAGTATCGCCAAATGGCGATGCATCCTGAAGTAGATTCTGCCATCGAGGACATTCTACAAGAAGCTATCGTTACAGATTTGAACGATACTCCTGTTCAGATTAATCTTGACAACTTGGAAGTATCCGAGAGCGTCAAGACTATGATGCGTAACGAATTCGATTACGTAAAAACTCTGCTAGGTTTTGATACAAAAGCCCATGAGATGTTCCGTCGCTGGTACATTGATGGGCGTTTGTATTATCATAAGGTAATTGATTTGAACAAGCCTCAGGATGGTATCCTGGAGCTGCGCTACATTGATCCACAGAAGATCAAAAAGATTCGTCAGATTCAGAAGAATCCGAAGAACACTGAAGAGTTCATGAAGTTGGACTTCGGTAAAATCGACGAATACTTCCTATACAACCCCAAAGGTCTTAACAATACCTCTGCGAATTCTGGTATCAAGATTGCCAAAGACGCTATCGCGTATGTAACGTCTGGCATCATGGATACCAATAGAAATATCGTATTGTCTTATCTCCATAAGGCAATCAAGGTACTCAATCAACTTCAAATGATTGAGGACTCTTTGGTTATCTACCGTATCTCTCGCGCACCCGAGCGTAGAATTTTCTACATCGATGTGGGCAACCTACCTAAGGTCAAGGCGGAACAGTATCTTAGGGAAGTGATGGGTCGCTATCGCAACAAGCTTGTGTACGATGCCAACACAGGTGAGATCCGTGACGATAGAAAATACATGTCCATGTTGGAAGACTTCTGGCTTCCAAGACGCGAGGGAGGGCGCGGGACAGAAATTACTACTCTTCCTGGCGGGCAGAACCTCGGAGAACTGACAGACATTCAGTATTTCCAAACTAAACTCTACAAGGCTCTTAACGTTCCTGCTGGTAGACTCGATTCAAATACCAGTTTCAATCTTGGCAGATCCTCTGAGATCATGCGCGATGAACTCAAGTTCACCAAGTTTGTAGGAAGGCTGCGTAAGAAGTTTAGCGAACTGTTTCAAGACGTTCTTAAGACTCAACTGATCCTCAAGGGTGTTATCACTCCTGAAGATTGGGAGGATATGAAGGAGCATGTACAGTATGACTACTTATATGACAATCACTTCACAGAACTTAAGAATATCGAGATGCTGAACGAGAAGCTCGGCGTCATCGCTCAGATGGAACCCTACATGGGACGCTACTTCTCTACGGAATATGTTCGCACTGAGATCCTCAATCAAACTGAGCCTCAGATGAGAGAACTTGATGATCAAATGGCTGACGATATCAAGCAGGGTCGCATCATCAATCCTCTTGATCAAGTTGCTATGGATCAGACTGCTATGGATATGGAACAAGACAATGCCGCGTTGGATCAAGAACTGAAAAAGGCTCAGATCCAGCAAGCAAAGAATCCACCCAAGCCTGCGGCAAGTTCAAATTCCAAAACAAATAAATAAAATATAGTCAAGATTTATTATGTCTACACAAGAACGAGATATCGTTGATTTGCTCTGGGACAATGACCAAGCGGACGCTCTGGTAAAACTGAAGGACATGCTAAGTGTTAAAGCTGCTATGGCAGTTGACGCATCTAAGCAAGACATAGCAAATGCTATGTTTCCCCATGTTCCCGAAGAAGGAGATGTAGAGCCCGACAGGGAAGAGATCGAAAACCCAGAAGCTACCGCTGAAACTGAAGAACCCGAACAGGAAAACGATGAAACTGATCACGGAACAGATTGAATCCATTGAGATTCTTACCGAAGAAACCGACGGTAAGAAGAATACTTTTATCAAGGGAATCTTTCTTCAAACAGAAATTACCAACCGTAATGGTCGTATGTACAAGTACGATACCATGAATCGTGAGGTACAGAAGTACACTGAAGAATTTGTTAAGCGTGGTCGCGCTCTTGGTGAGTTGGGTCATCCAGATGGTCCAACTATTAATCTTGACCGAGTAAGCCACAAAATTGTGGAGCTTGTCCCTGAAGGTACCAACTTCATTGGCAAGGCAAAGTTGCTCGATACACCTATGGGTAAGATTGCCCAGTCCCTCTTGGACGAAGGTGTACAACTGGGAGTCTCTTCTAGAGGTCTCGGTTCAATCAAGCGTGAAGGTACTACCAACGTTGTTGGTGATGACTTCATTCTTGCCACTGCTGCTGATATCGTAGCAGATCCTTCCGCCCCCGATGCTTTCGTCGAAGGCATCTATGAGGGACGTGAGTGGGTTATGGTTGATGGAAGACTCAAAGAGTCTCACCTCGATGCTATCAAGCACGCTCTTGATAACGCACCAAACCCCCTGGAACTTCAAGAAAGAAAAATTTCCGCGTTCGCGGAATTCTTAAGAAGTCTCTAATTTATAAATAAATATAGCAAATTACCGCAGTCTTTTATTCGTAGGAGCAAACAATGTCCACAATCGATGAAAAATTCGAGAAACTCATCGCGGAAAAGAAAGCTCATGCTACCGCTGAAGCGGTAGTTGAAGAGGTTGAAACCGTAGATGAAGTTTCTGAAGAAGCCGCCACTGGCGATGCCGCCATCAAGAAAGGTGCCGTCGCTGCCCAAAAGTCCGATCTGAAAAATGACGGTAAAGAGGTTGCTAGCAATAGCAAAGAGAAGCCCGAGGGTACCGAGAACCCTGGTGCCAAGGCTGCTGCTCCTGTAACTGCGACTAAAGACTCCACCCTGAAGACCAAGCCTAGTGCCGCTTCTAGCGCTATGCCTGGTGCTCTCTCTGCTAAGATCTTTGATTCTGTTGAGACTGAAGGTGAGGTAGTTAGCGAAGAAGAGATCAGCGAGGACATTGCCGCCGTTCTGGCTGGTGCTGATCTTTCCGAAGAATTCCAACAAAAAGCAAAGACTGTTTTTGAAGCCGCTGTTAGCGCAAAGGTTTCTGAGCAGGTAGTTGCTATTAAGGAATCGACCGAAGCGAAGATTGCTGAAGAGATTGAAACAATCAAAGAAGACTTCGCTGGTCGTGTTGAGAACTTCCTGAACTACGCTTGTGAAGAGTGGATGTCGGAGAACGAACTTGCTATTGAGCAAGGTCTCCGCGCCGAAATCACAGAAGGGTTCATGGATGGACTCAGAAAACTGTTCATCGAAAGCAACATCAACGTTCCTACTGAGAAGCTGGATCTGGTTGCCGAGATGAGCGAAAAGCTTGATGAGATGGAGACCCGACTTAATGAGCAGGTCGAGCGCAACGTCGAACTTCACGAGAGTGTAAGTGCCTATCGTAAGAATGAGATTTTGAATGAACTGACCCGTGGTCTTGCTGAGACCCAGAAGGATAAGTTCACTTCCCTCGCTGAAGCCGTTGAGTTCCGCACCGAAGAGTCGTATCGTGAGAAGCTGGTTCAGATTAAGGAATCCTACTTCGGCGCTCCCAAAGTGGAGACCGTAGAAGAGATTGCTACTGAAGAATCCGCCGTACATACAGAAGCAATTAGTGAAAGCATGAGCGCTTATGTCGCTGCTCTTGCTAAGCGTCTGTGATCACACTGTTAACCCAATTCTAAACTCCCGAGATTCCCATGTTTAACACCGAATCTCTCCAAGAGAAGTGGGCTCCAGTCCTTAATCATGATGGTCTGCCCGAAATCAAGGACAACTATCGTAAGGCTGTAACCGCACAACTCCTGGAGAACCAAGAGCGCTTCATGCGCGAAGAGCGTGCCATCCTCACCGAGGCACCTACTAACGTTGGTCCTATCAACACCCAAACCACCAATGCTGGTGCCGTCGCAGGTTTCGATCCCATTCTGATCAGCCTGATCCGCCGCGCAATGCCTAAGCTGATTGCTTATGACATCGCTGGCGTTCAGCCTATGAATGGTCCTACTGGTCTGATTTTCGCAATGCGTTCGCGCTATGTGAATCAGTCTGGTGCCGAAGCATTCTTCGATGAGCCCGATGCTCAATTCTCTGGTACCAAAGGTGCTACACCTCCTACCGCTACCACCGAGAAGAACCCTGGTCTGATCAACGACGCCACTGGCGGTGGCGTAACCGAAACCGAATATGATCTGGCTAGCAGCAAGTTCAGCACTTCCGACATGGAAGCTCTGGGCGACAGCGCTGGTAATGCCTTCATGGAGATGGCATTCTCGATCGACCGTATTGCCGTTGAAGCAAAAGGTCGTGCCCTGCGTGCTGACTACTCGGTCGAACTGGCTCAAGACCTGAAGGCAATTCATGGTCTGGATGCTGAGTCCGAGCTTGCCAACATCCTCAGCACTGAGATCCTGGCTGAAATCAACCGTGAGGTTGTCCGTACCGTTTATCGTGGTGCTAAGCCTGGTGCTCAAGTTAACACCGCTAACGCTGGTGTATTTGACCTTGACGTTGACTCCAACGGTCGTTGGAGCGTTGAGAAGTTCAAGGGTCTCCTGTTCCAAATCGAGCGCGATGCTAACGCTATCGCCCTGGAAACTCGTCGCGGAAAGGGCAACGTTCTGATCTGCTCCTCTGACGTTGCTTCTGCTCTCGCTATGGCGGGTGTTCTGGATTACAGCAGCGGCATCAATGGTGCTGTTGGTGGTCTGGGCGAAATCGACGACACTGGTAACACCTACGTCGGTACCCTGAACGGTCGTATCAAGGTCTACATCGATCCTTATTCGGCTAACGTTTCCGCTGACCAATACTATGTCATCGGTTACAAGGGCAGCAATGCTTATGACGCTGGTCTGTTCTATTGCCCATATGTTCCTCTCCAAATGTATCGCGCAATTGGTCAGGACACCTTCCAGCCTCGCATTGGCTTCAAGACCCGCTACGGCATGGTCCTGAACCCATTTGCTAAGGGTCTGACTCCTCTGAGCAATAGCGATCCTCAGAACAGCAACAACCTGAATGCTAACGCCTACTATCGTCGCGTACGCATCAAGAACCTTATGTGATCCATTCGCAAAGGAAGTAAGGGAGGGACCTTCGGGTCCCTCTTTTTTTATCTAAATATATCAGCACGTATTTTTGATTATGCCTAGAGGAATAATGTCTAAGGTGGATATCTACGCCCGTGTTCTTAAGTTAAAGAATGGTTTGGATCAGGGCGAGTGGAGAACCGAGTGGACTAGAAACGAGAAGATGGTGGCTCACGCCGTTCTAAACGAAGTGCTTGACATGATTAACGAGTACAGTCAATGAGCAAAAGACTCTTTACACCTGACAATAAAAACTTTCTTGCTCCTGTTGGGTTCAAGTTTATCTTGGACAGAGCAAAGAATGTAGAATATTTTTGCCAGTCTGTAAATATCCCTGACATCAATATCAACACAAGAGTTTTTGATACCAGGGTAAAACAGTATGAGGTTCCTGGTGACAAGCTCCAGTATGGAGATCTACAGTTGACCTTCATGATTAATGAGGATCTGGATAATTACTATGAGATCTATAACTGGCTAAAAGGTCTTACCAATCCAGAGCACGAGAAGGACTGGTATGAATACATTGAATCTATTACTGAAGAAGGTAGATCCACTGCGTTCCAAAAAATTACTACAGATGCTAGACTGTTGGTGTTGGACAGCAACTATAACATTTGTGCTACTGCTATCTTCAGCAACTGTTTCCCCACACAACTAGGTGGTATCAGGTTCAGTTCTGATCAAAGTGACATTGATTATGTAACTGCTGACGTAACCTTTAAGTACACTCTCCTAGAGTTTATTGATAAAGACGGCAATCGCTTATGAATCTTGAAATGATTGAGTCCATGTGGCAAAAGGACTCACAACTAGATGATGAAAAACTAGACCACGACTCTCTGGCGATCCCTAGACGCCATGCTAAATATCTACAGTTACTCAATCAAGTTACTCTGCTGAGGGATCAGCATGAGTTAAAGTTGAAGTCACTTTACCGTGACCTTTGGGAGTATTACACTGGTAAATCTGAGAAACCCTTTCATCTAAAACTGCTGAAGCAGGATGTTGGGATCTATATCGACTCTGATGAGAGTTGGCAAAAAGCACAACTCAAACTACGTTACTACAATCAAATGGTAGATGCTCTAAAGAGCATCCTCACGGCAATTAACAATCAGTCGTTTCAAATCAAGAACGCGATTGAGTTTGCCAAGTTGTTGAAAGGGTATGAAGTCTAGCGTCGTAATTCAAAAGAAAAACGAAGTCTTTCTTAGAATTGAATGTGAACCCCACGTTCAGTATGAGTTGGCTGATGAGTTTACCTTTGAGGTACCCCAAGCCAAGTTCATGTCTGCGTATAAGAAGAAATTCTGGGATGGAAAAATCAAACTATTCTCCCCAGCTACGGGTGAGATTTATGCTGGTCTTCTCCCTTATGTTACTCATTTCTGCCGCGAACGCGGGTACGAATACACATATAAAGACAACAACTTCTACGGGTTTCCTGAGGAAGTTGATGAGTTCGTTACTCCAGAAGCCGTCGGAGAGTTTGTCAAAGGATTGGGACTTCCCCATAAAGTAAGAGACTATCAGTACAAAGCAATCTATGAAGCCATGAGGCATAGGAGGAAACTCTTATTGTCTCCCACTGCTTCTGGTAAGTCACTGATGATCTATTCTCTTGTTAGGTTCTTTGAGAAGAAAGATCTAAAGACATTAATTGTTGTACCTACTACATCTCTTGTGGAGCAGATGTACAAGGACTTTGAGGAGTATGGTTGGAACGCTAGTCATCATTGCCACAAGGTTTACGGTGGCGCGTCGCCCATGTCCAAGAAGGATGTAGTTATTACAACCTGGCAGTCAATCTACAAACTACCCAAGACATACTTCAATGACTTTGGTGCTGTCATTGGTGATGAAGCACACCTGTTCAAAGCTAAGTCATTGACTAACATCATGAACAAGCTTCATGACTGTAAGTATAGGATAGGATTTACAGGTACACTTGATGGGTGTGCCACAAATAAACTTGTCCTAGAAGGAGTCTTTGGTGCCTGTAACAAAGTAACCAAAACTGAAAATCTTATCCGAGAAGGACACCTCTCCCAGTTTGAGATCAAGGTTCTTCTACTCAAACATGACAAGCAAACGTTTGCTAGTTACCAGGATGAGATGGAGTACATAGTAAGCCATGAAGGTCGCAATAGATTCATTAGGAATCTTGTCTGTGACTTGGAAGGTAATACTCTTGTGCTGTTCAATTATGTCGAGAAGCATGGGATGCCACTTTTCGATTTGATAAATAATAAAGTCGGGGATACTAGAAATATATTCCTGGTACACGGAGGGGTAGAGACTGAAGACCGCGAGAAAACTAGACAGATCGCAGAGACTACTTCAGATTCTATTATTGTTGCTTCTTATGGCACTTTTTCTACAGGCATCAACATTCGTAATCTACACAATGTAGTCTTTGCCTCTCCCTCTAAATCACGAGTAAGAAATCTACAGTCAATCGGTCGTGTGCTCCGCAAGGGAGCCAACAAAAGAAAGGCTGTCTTATACGATATCGCAGACGACATTTCTAATGGTGGTCGTCGCAATCATACAATGAATCACCTCATTGAGAGAGTGAAAATTTATAACGAGGAATCGTTTAATTATGAATTTATTGACGTTAATTTACGAACAAAATAAAATGGAAGAAGAATTTCTAGCAGCCATTAAGATGGTTTCAGGCGAAGAAGTTCTTTCGATGGTCACCCCATTTTTTGATGAAAGTGGAGAATACCTCATCCTTGAAAATCCTATTGTCGTGGAAGAGGTACAGATTGCTAATAAGACTGGAGCCAAGGTAAGTCCTTGGATGAAGTTCTCTAGAGAAGATACATTCCTGCTTCCAAAGGATAGAGTTATTACAGTCGTCGAAGTTGACGCAGAAGTAGCTATCTTCTATGAATTGTCTCTACAAAAAATAGACCCAGAAAGAACACACAACCCACCGAGTTCCGATCGTACTATGGGCAAGATCAGCACTGTTGATGAAGCCCGAGTAATACTTGAAGGTCTCTATAATAGAAAAGATAAGCTATAGCTGATCCTTTGAACCGCTACACTGTTAGTCTAATGGTAAAATGGAGTCTTGTCAAGCTTGACTTGCGAACCATGACACGGTATAGTTAAGGAACATAAGACATACCTTATGAAGAAAAAATCAGAACACTACGTCAATAACAAGGAGTTCCTAGAGGCACTTATCGAGTTCAAGCATCAATGTAAGATTGCTGCTGAGAATGGAGAAGCTCGTCCTCAAATTAGTAACTACATTGGTGAGTGCTTTCTGAAGATTGCCACCCATCTTTCTTACAAGCCTAACTTCGTGAACTACATGTTCAGAGAAGATATGATTTGTGATGGGATTGAAAACTGTGTACAGTATATTCAAAACTTTGATCCTTCTAAGTCCAGTAATCCATTTGCTTACTTCACTCAGATTATCTACTACGCTTTCCTCAGACGCATTCAGAAAGAAAAACGCCAACTAGAGATTAAGAATAAGATCGTACAACGATCAGACTTCGGAGAAGTTTTCTACAGTGATGATATGGATTCATATTCCGATTATAATACTATTAAAGAAAACGCTGAGATTCGTACCAAGTGAAGATAGCAATTATTACTGATCAGCACTTCGGTGCTAGGAAGTCGAGTAGAGTATTTCACGACTTCTTTTTGAAATTCTATAACAATGTTTTCTTCCCAACTCTAGAGAAAGAAGGTATCACTACGGTCATTGATCTTGGTGATACCTTTGACAATAGAAGGAACGTAGATCTATGGTCTATAGAATGGGCGCGAAAAAATTATTATGATCGACTAGAAGAAATGGGCGTCGCTGTCCATGCTGTAGTCGGTAACCATACGGCTTACTTCAAAGACACTAATGAGATCAACACACTTGACAATGTGTTGGGTCAGTATGGTAATGTTACTGTTTACTCCGAACCAACTGAGACTCAGATTGGTGGTCGTAAATTACTTTTTATTCCATGGATCAATCAAGAGAATGCTGAAAAGACTTTCCAACTTATTGAAGAAACAAATTGCGAGTGTGCGATGGGGCACCTTGAGCTCAACGGATTTGAAGCTCATCGAGGACACATCATGGACAAGGGTTTGGGCTGCGAGCTATTTCAGAAGTTCAAACAGGTCATGTCTGGTCACTACCATCACCGATCTTCCAGAGGGAACATCCACTACCTCGGAAACCCCTATCAACTCTACTGGAACGATTACCGAGACACCCGTGGGTTCCACATCTGGGATTCAGAATCCCTGGAACTAACCTTTGTTCCTAACCCATACGAAATGTATGAGAAGGTCTTCTACAATGAAAAGAAGATCCCTAAAAAGTTAGAACAATATCAAGGAAAGATCATCAAGGTCATTGTTGAAGATAAGACAGACGCTGCTAAGTTTGATTACTTTGTAAGCCAACTGTATATTGCTGGAGTCCATGAAGTTAAGATCATTGAAGACTCTATCTTTGACAGCGACCTTGATAGTGATATAGATATAGAGAAGGAAGATACCCTAACCATTCTGGAAAAGTATGTCGATGAAATGACATACCACGATAAGAATGGCTTAAAAGATATCATGAAGTCTCTGTATGTAGAAGCGCTGGAGTTAGTCTAATGTTCGTACTAGCACTGAAAGGAAAGGAAACTGAAGGTGCTTACGCTGTCGAGAACGAGTTCGGACAAAAGACACTTTATCTTTTTGTTGACAAAGACGATGCGATGCGCTATAGTCTATTACTGGAGGCGGACGACTATCCAGAAATGAGTATAGTCGAAGTGTCAGACGAAGATGCTATTGGCACATGCCATCAGCATGGTTACCCATACTATGTGGTCACACCTGATCAGATAGTTATCCCTCCTGATTTCTAATTTGTCTATCTAAATCATGATTGTATTTCAGACTATCCGATGGAAGAACTTCCTTTCAACGGGTAACTCATTTACTGAGATTGATCTGAAAAGTAACCCTTCGACTCTGATTGTCGGCTCCAACGGAGCAGGTAAATCCACTATGTTGGATGCCATTTGCTTTGCTCTGTTCAACAAACCTTTCCGCAAAATAAACAAACCTCAACTGGTCAACGCAATCAATGAAAAGGATTGTGTTGTAGAGGTAGAGTTTAAGGTGGGATCTACCGAATGGAAAATCATTCGCGGGCAGAAGCCAAACTTGTTTGAGATACACCGCAATGGTGTTCCACTTAACCAGGAAGCTTCTGCTAAAGATCAGCAGACTTGGTTGGAACAGTCTGTGTTAAAACTAAACTACAAGTCTTTTACGCAGGTAGTGATCCTCGGATCATCTACGTTTGTTCCATTCATGCAACTCACTCCTGCCCATCGCAGGGAGGTTATTGAAGATCTTCTTGATATTAGGATCTTCTCTTCTATGAACACTATTCTTAAAGATCGTGTTCGTAGTCTCAAGGACTCTATCCGTGACAAAGATTACCAGTTTGAATTGGCTAAGGAGAGAGTAGAGATCCAGCAGCGATTTATCGCTGATCTTAAAGAACAAAGTCACCAGTCTAACGTTCAACGTCAATCTCAGATCACCGATCTTCGTAATGAGATTGAAGATATGACTAAGAAAATTTCTTCTTGGTCTGCTTCTGTTGAAGAGTTGAATGAGAAAGCAGTTCCCTTTGATAAGTGTGAGGAGCAACTAAAAGAGTTGTCCACATACCGTACTAGGTTCACAGACAAGAATAAGAAACTGAATAGCGATCATAAATTCTTCGATAAGAATGATAGCTGTCCCACTTGTAAGCAAAGTATTACTGAAGAACTTAGAACTGAAAAGAAGGAAACTATTCTCTCTCAACTGTTAGAACT